TACGTGAAGAATTTGCTAAAAAGTATGAACATGATAAGTCAACAATGGTGGAAGCCATTGATGCTATGATGACAGAAAAACTTAGCGAAGAAATTGCAGAATTCCAAGAAGATCGTAAGCAGTTATCTGAAGCAAAAGCAAAATTTGCTATTGCACAGCGTAAAAATGCCAATCTAATGAAATCATTTGTTAGTGAACAACTAGCAGTTGAAATCAAAGAATTACATTCCGATCAAAAAGCAATGGCTGACAAGTTCGTTGCTCTAGAAGAGTTTGTAGTAGAGTCACTTGCTAAAGAATTAGCAGAATTTTACGAAGACAAAAAAGATCTTGCCGAAACAAAAGTACGTTTAGTACGTGAAGGCAAAGCTCACGTCAATAAAGTCAAAAGAGACTTTGTTGAAAAAAGTGCAAAATTGGTATCAGAAACAGTTGCTAAAGGTCTCAAAAAAGAGATTGCAGCACTTAAAGAAGATATTGATCAAGCACGAGAAAATGATTTTGGTCGTAAATTATTCGAGGCATTTGCAAACGAATATAGTCACTCATATCTAAACGAGAAGAGTGAAACTTCTAAGTTAATGAAAGTTGTTGGTACTAAAGACAAACAACTAGCAGAAGCTAAAGAAGCAGCGGCTAAAGCAATTAAACTTGCAGAAGCACAATCACATCAAAATAAATTGATGAACGAAAGTGTAAAACGCAAAGACACAATTAACGGAATGATTGCGCCACTAAGCAAAGATCACCGTGAAATTATGATAGACTTACTGGAATCAGTTCAAACTGCAAAACTACGTTCTGCGTTTGACAAGTACCTACCGGCAGTTATTGACGGCAATACTCCAGCGAAGAAGAAGGCAGTACTAGCAGAGGCAACAGAAGTAACAGGCAACAGAACCCAAACAAATGACATCAAAGCAGACGCAGACCACAATGTGGTTGATCTAAAACGTCTTGCAGGATTATAATAAGGAGAAACCAATGTCAGAACTATTAGAAAGTCGCTGGCACGATACAAAAAGCGCACTTCTTGAAGGCCTTCAAGGCAATAAGAAAGCAGTAATGGCTTCAACGCTAGAAAATACCCGTAGGTATTTGGCTGAAACTGCAACTGCTGGTGCTACATCTGCCGGTAACATCGCCACCCTAAACCGCGTCATCCTACCAGTGATCAGACGTGTTATGCCAACCGTTATTGCTAACGAGTTAGTTGGTGTACAACCAATGACTGGTCCAGTTGGTCAGATTCACACTCTACGTGTTCGCTATAGCGATACAGCGGGTACAGGTGCATCAGGCGCAACAGCTGGTGAAGAAGCACTATCACCATTTAAAATTGCCGAAGCATATTCAGGTAATACAACTAGTGCAAAAGCTGACTCTACAGCAGCACTTGAAGGTGAAGCTGGAAACAGACTAAGCATTCAAATCTTGAAGCAAACTGTTGAAGCGAAAACTCGTAAGTTGAGTGCTCGTTGGACATTTGAATCTGCTCAAGATGCTCAGTCACAACACGGTATTGACGTAGAAGCAGAAATTATGGCTGCTCTTGCTCAAGAAATTACTGCTGAAATCGACCAAGAAGTACTATCAAGTCTAAGTAGCTTGGCTGGTACAGGTACAGATACATATGACCAAGCAGCAGTATCAGGTACAGCAACATTTGTTGGTGACGAACATGCAGCACTTGCAGTTCTAATCAACCGTGCTGCAAACCGCATTGCACAACGTACACGTAGAGGCGCAGGAAACTGGGCTGTTGTATCACCAGCTGTATTAACAATTCTACAGTCTGCTACAACTTCAGCATTTGCACGTACTACAGAAGGTACATTTGAAGCACCAACAAACACAAAAATGGTTGGTACATTAAACAACGCAATGAAAATCTACGTAAACACATATGCATCAGATGATGATGTATTAGTTGGATACAAAGGTACTAGTGAATCAGACGCAGCAGCGTTCTATTGCCCATACATCCCACTAATGAGTTCAGGTGTTGTCCTAGATCCAGGCACATTCGAGCCAACAGTTTCGTTCATGACACGTTATGGATATGTTGAGCTATCGAATACTGCTTCGTCGCTAGGCAATGCAGCTGATTACTTAGAAGAAGTACAAGTTACAACTGGCAACCTAAGCTTCACATAAGTTAATTTAACAATTAACAAAATAGGCCCTACGGGGCCTATTTTTATGATAACTAATTGTATGGATATTAGTGTAGAAAAAACTCCTAAACAAAAATTAAGTCAATACGCAATTGATACTGCTTCGAGTGTAAGCATTACTCATTTGCCTAAAACTGATCTTAGCATTGTTAAGGACGCAGCTATTAGATTAAATGACCAAGCAGGTGCTGCTAAGGCAGTTGCACATATTGGCGCACGTAATTTACAAAGTGAAAGTGAATTACACGAAAACTGTATTGCAATGCGTAAAGCAGGAGTTGATAAAGTTTTGATTATAGGCGGCAGCACATATCAAGGTAAAGTTTATCAAACAGCATACGATGTTAAAACGCATATTGAAGATTACGGTTTTGATATGTATTGCGGAGTATATCCCCAAAGTGAAGAGTATGCAGTAGCAGAACACACAAAGTATATGCACTTCAAAGGTGGAATAAGTCAATTGTGTCTAAACCCTAGATTACTTAATACTTGGGAAAGAAAAACACGAGTTGGCGTAGCTACTAATTGTACATTAGAAGGACTTTGGAAATATGCTAAACTCTGCGGACTAACTGATAGCATATCTTATGCTGTTGGTAATTTACGTGGATTAAGTTATCTAACCTCAAAAGGATTTAATACTGTAAAGTTTGTTAATGATCTAAGAGACATGCCTGTACATTTATATAACTTTGGAAAGTTAGATCAAACACTGTTGCAATTGGAGATGAAATAATGATAGTACAAGGACAAGTTTTTAAATTTGTTGGGATTATGGGCTTAATACGTCCAGACGAAATGGGACAAAATAGAGTTGACGTTTTGTTTAAAAAGCGAGAATACAATCTTAAAATTGGAGACAGAGTTGAATTCGAACCAGTATTAAAAAATGGCAGAAAACATGCAGAAAATCTAAAAAAAGTAGAAAAAATTGGTTGACTTCTACTTGATAGTTTGTTATATTAAGTACATAAGCTAGACGACGGTTTAGATTAGATAGTGCAAGGAACGGTGTTGCGTAGTGACACAACTTGGCTAGTAGCTGTAGTGGCAACATATGAGTGTAGAGATACAAAGATATGTTTTTGGAAGTAACTATCCGATACTAGGCTCCTCCGAAATTGGCATGAGCTACTAGGAGGTTGTTGGTAATCATTAAGTCCAACCTATCACCCTTATTATTAAAAGGTCTACCCACTAATGCGGTAGGCCTTTTTTTGTGAACATTTACCCATTTTATTCTTTTAGATAAATACTAGTGTCAGATAGTGTGCCGCAAGGCGGACTTATGCTGTACCCGCAGCGTAGCTCATAGAACGGGCATAGGACTACTTTTTATAGGAGAAAAAAATGGGAAGACCACTTAATAAGAGATTGTTTGCTGATGCCACAACTGGCCCAGGAGCAGGCGACGAAATCAAAGTTAACTTTCATAACGGTACAGCCGTTAAAGAAGGATTTATTGTAAAGCAAAAAGGTTCAAAAACTTTTGTATGCTCAGAAACAGGAGCAGCTGATACTGTACACACTTGTGTACTAACAACTGGTAAATTACCAGCAGCACTAACAGCAGGTGAAATGGCTATTTCATTCAAAATGGACGACGAAGAAACATACACAGTAAGTAAAATTGCTGGACGTAAAGTTACTTTATCAGCACCAAGTGGTACAGGCACAAATTTGTATGACGGCAAAAGTGTAGCATGGAACTTTAGTACATCACTAGTAGACGGCGCAGCACAAGTTGAAGAAGCTGGTGCAGATGACGTTGATAACTTAGATGACGACGATTTCACTGAAGACGCATAAGGACTAGCTAAATGGCCGAACGTTTTAATCGCTTAGGAGTAGACAAGTATACAATACAAATCAACGAAGACGGTGAGATTGTATTTGATACAGGTACTAACGGTAAAGTAAAAATTACTGGAGACTTAGATGTCTTTGGGGAAACTACTACTATTGAATCTACAGAAGTTGCAATTGCTGACAAAACATTTACAATTAATAAAAATGAAACTGTTGGCGGTATTAGTGACTTATTAGATGGATACGATCGTTCGGCCGGTTTAATTATCGGCAGAGGCGGTGCAGCAATTGATGCAAGAATCTTCTTTGATGAAGATTTAAACGGAATTGATTCCGGAGGTGTAGACCCAGGAGCATTCTTTATTGGTTTAGGAAACGGCGAATATAAAGGTATTCACGCAAGTAGTATTATAACTGATACTAATGAAGATTTATATTTAATAGGACAAGGTAGTGGTGTTGTTGTTGCATCTAACACAACAACTTACGAACGTCAAATTTGGCAATATAATTCAGAAGATCCTACAGATTTAGAAATAAATTTCCTTGCTGGAGCAATAAACGCCGGTAAAGAAGATGCTCTTGTAAATGCTACAGGTGTTGTTGAATATGTAGACAGTTATCATAATTACTTCTTCCAATCTAAAATTGAAAAAGATGATAGTAGTGTAGAAGTATTTGATGCTGATATCGACGGCGGAGATACTAAAGTTGTTATCACATTAGATGGAACAAATTTTACAAACTTTTTTGATAGTAGAGTAGAATTTGGTACACTACGCTTGATTAACGATCCGGGTGATATTCCTGTTATTACAACTAGTAGTATTAATAGTAATATTAGATTGCGCGGTAGCGGAACTGGACAAGTGCAAATCGATGGTTGGCAGAACTTTATGCTCGAATCTGATCCATTAACTTCGCCAGCAGAAGGTGTTACAATTTATAGTAAATCACTAGGAGACGGCGGAACCGGATTATATTTTTACAATCAAGATGGCACACAAGACGAATTTGTTAGCAGAAACAAAGCACTGCTATACAGTATTATATTTTAAGGAATAAAGATGGCAATAGTAAACGCAAATATACTTACAACGGATACAACTCTAGTCACTGTTCCTGCTGGAAAAAAATATGCACTAACAACAATTATTGTTTGCAACAACGGCATTGATGATGGCGCTGGTACAAACAATACTAAAGTTGATATTCATGTTATACCTAATGGTCAATCAAAATCGGATGCTAATCGTATTATCAACGATTTGCCGATTGACGGTGCTGATACATTTACTTTTTCAGCAGAAAGACTGATATTAGAAGATGGCGACACAGTAGTATGTGTCGGTGCTTCACCAACAGTATTATCAGCAACATTGAGTTTTTTGGAAGTTTAAATGAGTTTTATAAAAAGACAGTCGATACATAGTAGAAAGGTTGGAGATAATACATTTATCTTAACAGCCGACGGTAATATGGAAATGAACCTCGATGAGGGGAAACAGTTTAAGATAAACGCAGATGTAATTGTCGATGGCGAAGCATCTGGTCCTAAAACTAGAAATGTTTATTATGTGACAGAAGACGGAAGTGATGATAACGACGGCGCAAGCGCAGACAGAAATGGCGCTTTTGCTAGTATTAAAAGAGCATCGGAAGTTGCTCCGGCAGGTAGTTTAATTATAGTTGCTCCAGGCGATTATTATGAAAATAACCCTATCACACTAAACGATTTTGTGACTGTTTCAGGACAAGGCGAATTACGTAATACAAGAGTTTTTCCAAAAAATCCTACAGATGATTTGTTCTTTATGGGCAACGGTTGTTATCTTTTCCAAATGACATTTAGAGGATTACGTGCTCCGGCATATTGTGCTCAAATACGTCCTGGTGCATTGGTCACTACATCACCTTATGTACAAAACTGTACAAACATGAACGGCCCTTGGCTCAATGACGGTACTGAATTTATACCTTTTGAAACTGTACAAATTGAAGGAATTGAACCAAGTGCAAGACCATTAACACTAGACGACAATTCAAGTTTGCCATTTGAAAAACAAGTTAATATAGACGGCGGTGGCGGCGGTATTCTAGTTGATGGTGACAAATATGATCCTGCATCGCTAGTGTTTTCATTCGTTGCAGACGCATTTACACAAATTTCGCAAGGCGGAATTGGCTTCCATATTACCAACTTTGGTTATACACAAATTGTTAGTTGCTTCTCAGTTTTTTGTAGTGTAGGGTTCTTAGCTACCAAAGGTGGCTACCTAAGTATTTCAAACAGTGTTAGTGACTTTGGTACCGAAGGTGTTGTTGCAGATGGCTTTTATCCGATTGCTTACACAACAGCAGTTCCTACTGAAAGCTACTTTTCAAAAGTAGCAAGTGTGACATTAGATTTTACTGGACTAGGGTACACAGGAGTTCCAACAGTTGTATTTGATCCGCCACTAGGCGCAGGAGGTACAACAGCTACTGGTACTGCACAAGTTGATTTTACCACAGGAACTGTCTCGGCTGTTAGTATCATCGACGGTGGTAGCGGATATACAGAAATTCCACAAGTTAGATTTGTTGGCGGCGGCGCAAGTGTTGATGCTACAGCAGATGTTAACTTGAGAACAAACAGTATCATTGAACTTGCAAGTTTAACAGATAAACCACAAACTGGTAGTATTATTAAATTTGAAGGCGATGAGCAGTATTATTATATCACTTCCGGCGATGTCACAGTTAATCCGTTTAATTATAATGTTGAAACTTGCAAACGTGATATTAAAAGAATTATCGATGCAGTGACTAGTGATATTGTGTTTGGAACATATTATCAATCAACTGCGGCTGCTACGAGTTATTTACGTAGCACAAGTAGAAAAGTCATTTTAGATCAGTTAGCACCTACTATTTACGGTATTGAAGCTACACGTGACGAGATGAAAGCATTAACTGATAATCTTGCAATGAAAGAAGAAATTGATGCACGATTTGCAGTAATTGTTGATACATTAAACGCAGGCGATAGTAGTTCAACTGAATACTTAGGTTCAGACTTAGCTGATAGTTTAAACGATTTAAGTGTAATCGACGGCGAAATTATCGAAGCAAAGGATAACATTCTTGCAAATAGAGATTTTATTATAAACGAGCTCACTGCTTATATTAATGATCAGTTTACAGAGTTAAGTTATAATCAAGCTACTTACACAACAGAACTAACACAACTACTAACCGAAATGGCATATTACGTTGCACATGGTAGTAATCACAATGTAGTAAGACAAGCACAAGAATTTACAGTTAGACCACGTTATAGAAGTATGTTCCTTTC